AGGAAGCCCTAATATAAAGGTAACGATCAGAAGCGATCAGGATTCAGATCGCAACGTTTATATTAGAACAGTTCCACAGTATTCAGCGATCAGCTTTAGACGTTCAGGTGCTTATAGCGAAAAAACGAATTTTGAACCTTATATAAATACAAGTTTTGGGGGTTATCGTTCAATAAAATTTAATCTGTCGTGGCACCTACAATTACAATCAATATACCCTATATCTGCATATTTGTGTTTCTTTTTACAGCCTACACAGAACCTAACATTCATCTAACAGTCTAAACCCATTCTAAAGCAGTAATCATAAAAACCATCATTACCTGTATTTGTTCCAGCATTGATTTGTGGTAGTTTCATATCACCAGACATATCAGGCAATCCAAATTCTCCAGACATAATTCCTGCAGTTCCTAAAACACCTACAAGTATTATCATTGATACAAACATAAATGCTTTATCTATATCCATACATAACTTATTATGTACTCATTTATAAGAGTTGTGGTCAGGGCTTATCTAGTTTATCAGCTAAACATGACTTGCATATCTGATAATTATTATACCATTTTATCTCTTTATCATCAAATATCTTACAGCAGTTAAGACAGTAGTATTTAGGCATTTATGTTACCTCTTCCTCCTCTTCATCTTCGGAGCCTATTTCCTTCAACTTATCCTCAGAAAGGAAGTTAAGTTTCCAGAATGTCCTCTTTGCTTGCATTGTTAGCTTCTTGGGAGCCATACCGAAGCATAGGGTAAACCAATCAAACAATTCATTATAATCCTCTACTTCTAACTCGACCATATCTAAGAGACATTTCTTCAAGCGAGGTTAAAAGTTTTTTGTATAGCTTCTTATCTCTTTCTGACATTACCATACCCCATCCTGCTATAATGCCTGAAAGGGTGCCTAGAAAGACTTCTAAAGATTCATGTGAATTAATAGCATCAATCGGTGGCACAATCTTATTTCTAATACTAAGTAACGCAAATTCGCAGGCTTGTCCTACTGCATCATCCTCAGTAACTTCGTTTAACATGACTTTAAATACTAAGGGTATTATATAATGTTTAAAGAGCCTAGCTGGTTAGCTTAAAACCAGACCTCCCTTTCGCTGTGAATGCTACTAAGGTATGCAAACTCACACTACTAGGCTCATAACATCTTAAGTAAGGTTTATATTAAGTATATCCTTATTTATTATATGAAGAAGGATTCAAGAAAGAAAACGGCAGTGGAGGTAGTGATAGATACGGCAATAGCCTGTGGAATAGCAACGTTCTTAAATTATACCATATTACCCCATTATATCGATACCATAGAAAGTGGTGATCCATTAGGAATGCTCTCAATATCATTCTGGTATGTCGGTGCTAGCCTAATAAGAAAGTACCTAACTAGACGGTGGTTTGTAAACAAAAACGTCACAAAATCATTACAGAACCTGACAAAGTTTATAAATAACTAAATTAAGTCTATATATGGGATTTATAGATAGTATTAAGGGTGTTTTTGGTAGAGGAGGAGTAAATAAGGGATATACTGAAACTACAACAAGACCAAGTATAGCACAGCCTTATATGAGCACTGATACTGGTGCCAAGCTTCCAATATTCCCATTTCCACTTATAATGATTTATGAGTTGGCAGATAACATAGATGCATTAAGAATACCAATAGAAACAATAAATAGGGAGATGTTCAAGAATGGATTTGAAGTAGTAGAGAAGTGGAAGTATAAATGTGCAAATTGTTCAAAGGAATTTCAATACGAACCAGCAGTAGGAGATAAACCTGATGAGCAACCATTTGAGACTAATCAGGATGCAGAGGCATTTAATGCATTGCCAAAAAAGAAGGGTGATATTAAGAAGCAAACACGACAAGCAGAATTACAATGTGATACTTGTGGTTCTCATGATCTTAAAAGACCAGTTCCAGAACATAGATCAAAATTAGAAGAATTATTAAATAAACCAGTTAATGGTAACGATCAAAATTTAGAAGATGTAGCAAGACAGTTAGAGAGAGACCTAGAGATTGCCGATAACGCTTATCTTCTAATATTAAAAAATTACTATATAGATGATGTAAGTAAAAGGATAGATCCTGACAGAACAGAGATAAAAGAATTTCTTAGAGTAGATCCACCACAGGTAGCAATGATTGCTGACTCTGATGGTAGAATAGGATATGATGATAAAAGAAACCCAATATATGTCTGCCCAAAGTTTGAACACAGAGATAGAAGGCTATCAGAACCTGTATGTGAAAGATGTGGAGCAGAAGCACTTAAAGCAGTAGCAGAAGTTAACTCTGTGTATTCTATAGGAATACCACAACCTAAGAGAGTTATATATGGTGAAGGTGAACTTATATGGAAAGCAGGCAAGTATAAACCAAGTCTGATATATGGCTATTCCCCAATCTACTCAGTATGGTCTAAAGCAATGTCTTTATCACACATGGACGAATACATAAGAAAGTACTTTGATAAAATGAGACCACCACGAGGATTACTAGTAATAGCATCAAGAAACTATGAGACGTTTAGAAAGTCGATGGACGTTCTTGAGCAGAAAGCACAAGAAGACCCCTACATGATACACCCACTATTGGTTGAAAGTGACAAGGGAAGTAAGAACATGGCACAGTGGATTGACTTTACTGGTTCATTGAAGGAGTTAGAATTCATTGCTATAAGAAAAGAGTTAAGAATGATCATTGGTGCTATATACGGTGTTTTACCCCTCTACTACGGTGAACTTCCTTCTGGATGGTCGCAAGAGGGTTTACAAGTCACTATAACGAACAGAGCAATCAAATGGGGTCAAGACATACTCCTAAAGTCATTCTTCAGAAAGATAGCAGCATTATTGAATATAGATGATTGGGAATTAAGATTAAAGACTGGTGAAGAGACGGATCACCTTAGAGACCTGCAAATACAGGGTGTAGAGATACAGAATATGCAGGCTTTACAAGCAATGGGATTTGATATTACACGAACTCATACTGGAGAATTCAAAGTGTCAAAGGACACAGCATTCAACGCAAAGGATATGTTGACAATGGGTGCCGAAAAAGATCAGGGTAGAGGCAGAGGTACTGCTGCACCTGAAGAAGATACACAAGATTTCGAAGGAGAACCAAGTAGTAGACTGCCTACTGATGTGGGTGGAATTGGACAAGGACACCCTTCAAGTGGTAGTGGAACTTCACTAAGCAGAAAGTCATTTCCTGACGGCATTAACCCCAAAAACTACGAGGTCGTTAAGAATACACTGCAGACGGCAGTAGATTTTGGCTGGACAAAATCGAGGACTGTTAGTGAACTGCGTAAGAATGCAGCAATGACAGTTAGAAGTGCTAGGGAATTGGTAAAGAATGAGTTTGATAGTGTAAGGAGGTGGGAAGATGAAGATAAAGAATGACACAAAAGTTGGTGCGAAGAAAGAAGATAAAACTAAAAAAGAAGCTAAGATAGAAGTTACTGCCAATATTGTTGAGCTTAAAGGTGGAAACGTTGATATTTATAAAACAGAACCTAGAAGAGTCGTTGAAAAGATAGATAGTGAGCGAATAGAACTTGCAAAATCTATAATAGACACTTGGAATAAGATAGGTGTTGTGGTACACGAGAATTCACTTGATAAATACACTCTTAGCAATATATATGTAATATTAGAGAACGCATATAAGAAAACACTTTTGGCACATAAGTAATGGCTACTAAGCTTAATGTTGATGATGGTGGGCTTGCTATTGGTAAGAAGCTCTGGAAGACTCATCAGGACAATGAATACACACGAGTAGACAACTATAAGGAAGCAATTTGCCTTAATTGCTTCAAAAAGGATGCTGCTGCAGCTACTATCGCTGACATTTGTGGAGATTGTGCTGGAAAACGAGGACGAGAGTCTTTACTAGTTAAGATCACAGATAAAATGTATGGGTTATGTTTCTTTTGTGGTAAACATAAGTTTGGTATAGAGCAGATTAATGCAAGATTCTGTAGAAGTTGTCATAGAAGAATAGCTAATGTAACAAAGGAATACAATAAAAAGGGTGGAATGTTCAATGTTGATCCATTTTGGCTTGCTATGAAGAAGAAATTTGGTAAAGATTGGAAAGTATTGATGAGTAACCCAACAAGTATTAGAAAATAGTTAATCTTTCTCCTCAAACTTAATGTCTTCGCCACATTTTATACAGTATGTAAGCATATAGCAGCCTGTTTCTATCTTTCTAAGTGTTGGTTTACATAAATGAATCATTTTAAGATTAAATTTATCCTATTTGACGTGAAATCATAGAATCTATGACTGTAATTTATCTTTGTTGTCTTTACTGGTTTATCTCCATATAGTCTTCCTATTCTAAAGAACACTTCTGGATTTCTTAATACTCTTGGATATATCTCTACCCAGTCTTTCTTTGGGTTATATTTTATTTTTCCTTCTACTACAAGCTTTTCATCGCCTTTTTTGTAATATGCAACTTCTCCTGCATAAAAGTGAACTATAGACCTGTTTAATTGTGGTTTTGCAGCTTGTTTAGTAAAATTGGTAACAACCCATAACTTTTCGCCTTTTACAACGTACATATCTTTTATTTTTGTTTGAAACATCTCAGAGTTTGTTTTGTCTCCATATACTTTTTGATACTCTTTTAATGTACTATATACATAAAATGATGTAGCCATGTGTATTATACAGAATAGTTATTAATAACCCTTTCTAATTGTGATTATGAAGAAGTGTAAGTGTGGTAAGAAGCTCTATGGATTTTCAGATGGTAGGCATGAAGTATACCTATGTTACACCT